GCGAAGCAACCCGGGCCGGCGAGGCATCACGGGTAAGCGAAGCAACCCGGGCCGGCGAGGCATCACGGGTAAGCGAAGCAACCCGGGCCGGCGAGGCATCACGGGTAAGCGAAGCAACCCGGGTAAGCGAAGCAACCCGGGCCGGCGAGGCATCACGGGTAAGCGAAGCAACCCGGGTAAACGAAGCATCTCCACTGACCCGGGACTTGGGAAAACACGTTGGCAGCGGGATTTACCTGAAACAAGAGGGATCCTGCACCAAGATGACGTATTGGAATCATGAAGGTGTCGAGACGGTGGTGTATTATTAGGTCGCTTATGACGACGTCGTGACAAAGAACCGGCACGCGGCCGACATGGGCACGATGCCCCCGCTACATCCGGCAAACAGGGCTTCGTAGGCGGCCAGGGTGCTGTCGGGCACATAGAATTTCATCGGAAAGACTTGCACGCCGTAGTTCGCCACGAAATTTTGCACCGCAAACGGCGCGGGTGGGCTGGTGCCGCTGAGGCCGACGTCCACCAGCTGAAGCTGCGTCACGTTGGAGGTGCCGACGCCATCCGGGTCGATGACCGGCGGCGTCATCGCCATGCCCGCCTTCGTGTCTGGACCGTATTTCGGCATCGTGGTGCCGCCCGTCTCTAAATGCACAAAGTTGCTCAGATTGAGCGGGTCGCCGCGCGACGGGGCGTCGGCGTACTGCGGACACACCATCGTGTCGACGGCGACCACCACCTGCCCCATCAACGCGGACATTGGCGTCTCGCCCGTGATCGCGTCGCCCGTGTACAATCGCCCCCCCAGTGCCGTCTGGATGGCCGCGCCGATTTTGCCAAAGACGGCGTGGTCACTCTTCTTCGCGCAGATGCGCAGGTGGACAAAGAGCGGGTCGCCGCTGTTCGGAACGGCGTTGCTGGCGAACCCTTGGGACACCACCGTTTCCAGCACCTCGGACAGCAGCAGGTTTTGGGTCGTCTGCACGGCCACATACGTCGGGTCGGTGCCGTAGGCCACGCGCGCCGCGCCGTTCAAATAATACACGGACATGTCGAGCCACCGGCACCCCCGCTTCAGGCAATACTTGACCGCATCCAAGGAGGTGTATTTGCCCCCCGTGTAGGCGCAGTGGTAAGCCCCCTTGACCACGTACTGGGCGAGCGGCAACTGCGTTTGCCGCAAAGACACCAGTTTACCCGGAGACTCGGTCACCGTCATGGCCTTGATTTCCGAGGCGGCCGGCCCGTCGAATCCTTCCAACCCGTCGATGCGGGGTGGATTGGACTGCTGGATGGCGTCGGAAATGATGCGACGCTGCAAGTACAAGTGGTAAAGGACCGCGCCGGTCAGAATGACCACTAAAAGAATCAAAACTCGGCGTAAAAATACGGATACCATTTCGATGGTTCTATCAATCACACCTACACCTACTATATTCTATGTCTACACACCGTTTTCCTAATGTTTTAATGTTCTAATGTTCTAATGTTCTATTTCCTATACACAATCTGGGGGGGGGCTGGCACGACAAACTTTACAAACTGCCTACGGCAGTTTGTCGTGCCAGACGAGCAAAGCTCGTCTGGTGACTGCCGTAGTAAGTTAGTTTCTATGTTTTACAGCGCAGCTATCGAAAGGTCGTCGGCATCGAGTCGCGTCTCTTAGCCTCTTCCAGACGCGAAATGCGAGTCTTCAGGTCGTCGATTTCATTCAACGCCTCTACCAGGCGCAACCATACTACGACGAACCCGATCGACAGAAATTGGCAGATCATGTCGTTGGATACCGACATCTTGAACTCTATGTAAGTAGTACGACTGGACAATTCTATGTTTTTCTAATGTTCTAATGTTCTATGCCCAAAACAATACCATACACATATGTGTGTGTATATGGGCTGCGTCAATTGTAAACATATAGACGCATTAGGTATATAGTGCGTATTATTATTATTAGGAGATTCTTAGAACATGGCCGGTGGTTTACTGAACTTGATTGCGGTGGGTCAGGCCAACGTCATTGTGCACGGCACGATGGACGCGAAGACCCTGTTTAGAGTGAGTTACAAGAAGATTACCAATTTCGGCATGCAGCGTTTTCGCTTGGACTACGAGGGCACCAAGTCCATCAACTTGACGACGCCGTCAATGTTCACTTTCAAGATAAAACGGTACGGCGACCTGCTTCACGACACCTACCTGGCGTTTGACTTGCCCAACATCTACAGTCCCATCTACAGTCCGTCGGCGGAGACGAATTACCAGTGGTCGGCGTACGATTTCCGCTGGATCGACCACATCGGCATCCGGGCCATCAGCCAGATCGAGATCACGTGCGGGTCGACGTTGCTCCAGCGGTACAGCGGCGACTACCTGCAGGCGATGGTGGAGCGCGATTTTTCGGCGGAGAAGAAGGAGCTCTTTGACCGCATGAGCGGGCACGTGCCGGAGATCAACGACCCGGCCAACGCCTTTGGTCGGGTCAACGCCTACCCCTCCGCCTACTACACGACCAACAGCACCGGCGCCGAGCCGTCGATCCGTGGCCGCACCCTCTATATTCCGATCAACACGTGGTTCACGCTCGACGCGCGCTGCGCGTTCCCCCTCGTCAGTCTCCAATACAATGAATTGGTGATCACGGTCACGCTGCGTCCGGTCAACGAACTGTTCCGGGTGCGCGACGTGTTTGACACGGCCAACCGGTACCCCTACATTCAGCCGGATTTCAACCAAGAACAGTTCCAGATGTACCGTTTCTTGCAGACGCCGCCGGCGGTGCGCATCGACACGCAGGCCAACGCCTACGCCAACCAGCTGCGTCTATGGAACCCGAACGTGCAGATGCTGGCGACGTACATTTTCCTGTCCAACGAGGAGCAACAGCTGTTTGCGCGCGAAGACCAGGTGTATTTGATCAAAGACGTCAACACCTACCGGTTCCTGAACGTGGTGGGGTCGAGTCGTCTAAAACTGGAGAATTCGTCGGGGATGGTGGCGAGCTGGATGTGGTACATGCAGCGCAACGACGTGAATCTGCGCAACGAGTGGAGCAACTACACGAACTGGCCGTACGCGTCGCTGCCGTCGAACGCGCAGATGGCGCCCGTGACCTTGCCGACGGGCAGCGGGCCGATCGTGGTCGACGGGAACCTGACGCTGGAAACGGGTCCGCTTCTCCAGCCGTTGGAACACCACAATTCGGGACTGTACATCAGCGGCGACTTTGCCAGCGACAACCGCAAGGAGATCTTGGAGACGATGGGAATCCTCTTTGAAGGCGAGTACCGCGAGAACATTTTGACCCGCGGCGTCTATGACTACATAGAAAAGTATACACGTACGGACGGCAACGCGACCGACGGTCTCTACTGCTACAACTTTTGTCTGCACACGGCGCCGACGGAGTACCAGTGCAGCGGGGCGATCAACCTGAGTAAATTCAAAAACATTGAGTTGGAGGTGACGACGTATGTGCCGCAAATTGACCCGGCCAACGCCACCTTTAGCGTGATTTGCGACGGGACGGGGGCGCCGGTCGCCGTGAGCAACAAACCGTCGTGGCAACTCTATCAGTACAACTACAACCTGGTGTTGTTCGAGGAGCGGTACAATATTTTGAGCTTTATTGGTGGCAACGCGGGCATGATGTACGCGCGCTAACGCCCTAACGCCCTAACGCACTAAATGTGTCGGCGTGTCGTGTCGGCGTGTATTTCTATGTAATGTATGTATGTATGATGCTATGGACAATCAATCATAGAACCATATCTATGCCGCAACGCGGCGACGGGGCTTGCGCCGACCGCCTTTTCTGGTGCTCTTGCTGTTGGTGCTGGTGCTGGTGCTATGGGTATGTCTCCGTATCGCCTGCACCAAAAGGTTGTTGATGCGCTGCCGTTGCGCGGGGGACATGGAGGCCACCGAAAGCTGACGTTTGCGGCTGTGGTGGTGGTCGTGGTTATCCTTCAGACCTTGGGCCAGCTCGCCCATCCAACTCTCGGTATTGTCTTTATCTTCGTCGTCGTGGTCCTCCACGTCGGCGTCGTAGTTGGTCGAACGCGGCGGTGAGCGAGGGGGGGGTCGAGCCAAGCCGAATTCGCGCATGATGTTGTACTCTTTCGTGTCGCTGTACGTCTTAGGGGGCGACAACGACAACGACGACATGGACGCCAAGGACGGCTCCGCCGCCGCCGCAGCAGGCGGCGGTGACGGCGGTTGCTTCTTGGTTCTGGTTCTACGACGCTTCTTGGTGGTCTGCTGCGGCATGATGATATATATAGTAAATGTGTACAAAAAACGACCTACCTACCACAAAAAAACAAAACATGTACAACCATGACGCGCGTGTATTTTACGGTTGACGTCCGGTGCGCCGCCGCCCACCCCGTTTTTGTGCCAAGGACGAAGATTTACGGACGGTTTTGCGGTTACGGGCCACGACGTGGTTCAGCATCTTTTCTGCCCGTTTTCTTTTTTCTGAACCCTGCGGGTTCAGGAATATTTCCGCGGTCAGCAATCCCATGAACCGTTCGTCCTGGGCCGCGGGCGACATTTCTTGCGATGGCGACGGTTTTGGCGATCGCGACGGTTTTGGCAATCGTGATGGTTTTGTTGGAGATGGCGACCGGTTCGAGCTCAGGGGACTGGAGAAAGCTATTCCGTGTTCTTTCAAGAGACCGTGTTCTTTGTGGGTATCGTAGTCGTAGGAAGGGTCATCGTGCTCAAACGGATCCTGGTTCACCACGGGGTTGTAGTTCACGGGAGGCGGGAGCACACGCAACGACGACATATATCGGGTTTTTTCCGCTTCTCTTTGGCGACGGGTATTTCTCAACCACTCCATAAGTGTTTTCATTGGGAGAGGTTCGTCGTTCGATTTAGCAGACATGAGAGGCAACAAACGTCCAGTAGGCAGGGAGGCAGACCGTCAGGGAGGCAGACCGGTAGGGAGGATAGATACACTATACACTTTGTGGAGACAACCCCCCGTCGCGCATGGCATGGCATGCCATTCAATATATTAGAAACCGTCATCATATATAAGGCACAAGGTAACCACACATCACGTAAAACATTAGAACATGTACGATGTGGAAGATGACTTGACGGACCGCGAATCAGAGGTAACGGTAATGCCTCAAATGGATCCCCTGAAGCGTCCTCCCTCCACCACATCCATTTCCAAAGAGAACGCGACCGCGACCGCGACCGCGACCGTACTGGTCCCTGCCAGGACATTCACCTTGCCGTTGGAATCGGTTCATGCTCCTGTCCCCCTGTCACTCACATACGCAAACACGGGGGCCGGGGCCGGGGCCGGGGCAGACGTAGGTCAAGAAGGGTTTTGCGAGAAGATCAACATTAGCAAGCTGACAGACAATCCCGTGACAGCGTTTGTCGTGAACAACATCACGGGGGTACCTAAACGCATGATGGACGGGATCAATGCTGGGACCTACTATGTGGCGGACAGTATGTGCGGGGCATTGGCCAAGACCAGGCACGACGGCGACGTCGCGGTGATTCAGTCGCAGCTCAAGATCGTCCTGGCGTTGAGTGTGGCGTTCTATGTCATCTACAACTGGTTCTTTGTCATGTTTTACCGGGACGGCGGACAACGGGTCAAGATCCCCAACCTCAGTTCGGAAAGCATCAAGAACTGGAGCAAGCTGTTTCATCTGGTGTTCAAATACAATCTCTCGTTGATGAGCACGTTGGACAATGTGCTGATGCACAGCATGCCTCCCGTGGTAGAGACATTTATCCCCAGCCGCCAATGGATTTTCGGGATTCTGCTGTTCATCATTGTCGGGGTCATGTTGAGCCAAGGCGAGGCGATGATGACCGCATTTACGACGTACCTGCACGCGCAGCAGGACCAAAACACGGGCAGTTACATTGCCTTCAAGATCATGTTTGGGTTTGCGTCGATGTTTGCGCCGGTGGGTCTCGTGGGCGGCATCCAGCGCGCTCTGCAGTACATGTATTTAGGCATTCCGACCCTGATTCTCTTTGTCATGCGCGTGACGTGGTCGTCGGCCATCGCCTGGTTGACCGGTCTCATGGCGGTAGGCTACCTGATCGTGATGAGTTTTTTCGCGATACTGATGTACTCGAACCGGGGACTGTGGGATACCATTGCCGACATCAACCGGTATGTGTTCCGAAGCGGGGAGGGCGAACGTAGTGTCGGCGGCGGCGGCAGTGGTGGCGATGACGGTACAAACGGGGTGTGCAATCGCTTGGACGAGACTGGTCCGTGCAATCCTCCCACCCTGTTCGGGCGTCTAAAGACGGTGTTGAATTGGTTGCGCTGGCGCTCGATGCGCTACGTGTTTGAACTGATTCTGTTCTTCTCG